CCTGAAGGCTGGCGACCTGCAACCATACCTAAAAAACTAAGTGAGGATAATAATGGCTGATTTACTAAAAGTCATGCAGCGCGAACAATTACATAGCGAACATGCTGCGATTTGCTATCTGGATGCTAAGCGTAGAGATAATTTAGCAAAAAAGAAATCAGCTAAGAATTTAACAGAAATTTATCTCCCTAAGAAAAAAGGCGAAAGATGATGACAAGAAAAGTTACTGAAAATGATTTTAGAATGCCTGAATTTAAAGATAAATCTCCAGATGATTATGAATTTAGATCCGATGGGAAAATAGTCAGGAAAGATAGATGGGAAATGGCTATTCATAGGATTAAATACATCCTAGGAGATAATCGTAAAGAGTTTGAAATTGAAGAAATCATCAGTTCTATAAGTAATTTAATTATGATTTTACCAAGCCAGTTAGAACAAGAACCGCTTGATGAATAGGTTTAAAAAATGACTAATCAAAAATATACTAAAACAGATAACCGCAACAACTACTATAAGCTGCTACAAGTCGGTAAAACCCAGCTTAACTGGGATGATGAGTTTTATTATGGAATTTGGCTACCCATGCAAGGCGCAACGTTAAAAGATGGCAAATACAGCGCTTCTACTTTAAGCATTACCCAGTTAGCCCAAGCCGTTGAAAAAATGAAGGCATCCGGTTTTAAAGTTAAGAAGGCTAAGTCCTCTAAAACTATAGTTAATGATGATAAGCAGATGCTTAAAATCATGGCCTTGTGGCAAGAGATGCATGGCCAAGGCATTGTGCGCAATCCGTCCCAAGATTCTTTGCAGGCTTACATTAAACGAGTAACCGGTCTGGATTCGCCAGAGTGGCTGTCATCTGAGCAAGCCAGCAAGTTAATTGAATCTTTAAAAAAATGGCAACAGCGAGTTCTGAATGGAAAACCAGCTTAATCAATACCGCGAGTTGTTACCGCCGCAATATAAAGATATCGCCCGTAACTGCGGCGAGGATATTGCTTATGCAGTCTGCTGGAATTTGGGCGGACTGCAGGTAAGTGTTCCAGGCCCTGATAAGTTAACCGAAAAACATCAGCTGGTTAGAGCGATTGGCATGGATATGGCTAAAAAGCTATGCACTATCTATCAGGGCAATATCTTAAAGCCACCACGCTGCATTCAGGTTTTACGCGCCATTCGTAATGCCGAAATCCGCAAATTAATTAATTCTGGCATCAAAAAGCCAGTTGTAGCTGTACAATTTAATATGACTGAGCGAGCTATTGAATTAATATGCGCTAAAGAGCCCGCACCAAAAAATAATTCAGATATTTTTGATTTGTAAATTCTACTGTATAGTATCAGCGTTCATTCCTTATTCCGCCTGCCTTCCGAATCATTTCGGATACTGTAAAATCCCATAAAACATAAACTAACCGCAGTCACTTTGCGGGGAATTTATGGACGACATTAAATACGCTCACCAATCTAAAACCATTTGTTTTAACCTGGCCATTGGCATCTTATCGGTTATTGCAGACCAATATGGTTTATTACGCAATGCCCTTTCCGATCAAAACTACTTATTTTTACTGATGGCAGTCTCTGTTATCAACGTTTTTCTGCGCACGCTAACTACTCAACCGGTCAAGCTGAAATGAGTATTTCAACACTGGCATCATTAGTAGTTATTGCTGCTTATACCTTATTTTTGCTTCGTCGCATTAACGCGACTTTTGCAAAAAAACACCCTGAATTTTTGTTAATCATATCAACAAGAACAGGCATCCTATCCACTCTAACGAGGAAGAAAATGAAAAAAATTAGTACATCTGTGCTTTATTTTATTGCGTCTTTACTGGCGCTTACCCCTGAATTAGTTGCTGCGGCCATTGATGGTACTGCAACGCTGATTTCCAGTGACCCAAATGTGCTTTTAATTGAAAACCTGGATGATGGCACTTTTAAAGTCCATGTCGCAGGCCCTGGCGAGTGCCAGCTAATTGCATCCGGCGATGCTGATTTAGGCGATGGCGTACAAACTATTTCAACTAGCTTTGCATTTACCGTGTTTGATCAACCTGCGCTACCTGATCATTTTGAGCTGACGACCTCGGGCTTTATTTATCGCGATACTGCACCTGCGGAAACTGCCGCTGCCGCAGAATCCGCGCAATAAATAATAATTTTACAACCCAAGGGGATTTTCCCCTTGGCTTATTAATTAGTGGCTTCTATGAATGTAAGTTTTGATTTTAACTTTTGGACAGTTTTCCTATTCGTTATGAACTTTGCCTTGGCGCTTTGGATTGCTTTAAGCAATAGGGGCAAAGCAGCATCTGATGAGCTTAAGGTGATGAAAACGGATTTACAAAAATCTATTGCCCAATCTTCAGAGCAAATAGGAAATCGGTTAAACCAGCATTCTGAACGCTTATCACGCATTGAAGTTGATCTTGAAAATGCGATTAAAGATGATGATTTATCTGCAATACACCGCCGCGTTGATCCCATACTTGAAAAGCTATCAAAGCAAGAAGGCATACTGCAATCACTGGATAAAAGTATGCAGCACTTAACATCAATAATTATGCAAAAAGGCCTAAGCTAATATGAATGACCGAGCTGAAGTTCGCTTACAGATACTTCTTATTCTTGGTAAGCAGGTTGGTTATGTTGCCAACCAGGAAGTATTGCTAGCCAAACTTAAAGAAAAAGGCTTTATCTTAACTCGTGACCAATTACACATTGAATTAGCCTGGCTGGATAGCACTGCTGAAGCTATCGTTGATATGGTATCAGGTGGGGTGCATATTGCATCGTTAACTGGTGATGGCCTGGATGTTATTGAGGGCGCTTTGGTTATTAGCGGCATTCGTAAACCACGGCCTGATGAGCTTGCCAAGTAATGGCCCGGCGATCAACTATAAAAACGGAAGTCCCGAAAGATATTAAGGATGAACTCAATGCACGCCTAGTTGCGTGTGAATTCTCTGATTATGATGCCCAGACTGATTGGCTAAACAGCCGGTTATCTGAAGTGGGCTTGGCTTTAAAAGTTAGCCGCAGTTCTTTGTTTCGATACGGCGCTGAGTTCCAGGAGGATTTTGAGCGCGACATGTCAGAAAGTCGGCAAATGTACGAGATTGCTAAAACCTCTTTAGCTAATAATCAAGATGCGGAAGGCGTGGTACGTGAAGCAACTATTCGCACGATGCAAAGCCGGTTATTGCGTCTATCTATTGCATTACGCGAGGCAGAGCAAGCCGGTGATGATGTGCACTTAATTGCAGAAACCACTACCAAAATTGCCCGAGCAATTAGTGACCTGGGCCGAGCCGATATTCAATCTAATAAGTACCGCCGAGAAGTAGAGGCGCATATCCGTCAGCAAGAACGTGAAGAAGCCGCCGCACGCGTAGAAACCGCAGCTAAAGCGCAAGGATTGGGTGTTGACCAGGTTAAATTCTGGCGCGAACAAGTATTGATGGGTGGTGTTTAATGACTGACCTGGCACCGCTGGGCGATACCATACGAGTGGTTGAATGGGATGAACTGCCTGATAGCGTGCGGTCCATCCCAGATAATTTTAACCCACTTGAATTAGGCGTTGCCATGCAGCATCAAATTGAGTGGATGACTTTTATTCATGATTACCAGTTAGCTGTTTGCGAAAAATGCCGTCGATCTGGTATTACGTTAAGTACCAGCTGGGACGATACCATTTCGGCAGCATCGCAAAAATCAGCAGGCGGAATGAACGCCTTTTATATAGGCGATACCAAAGAAAAAGGTCTGGAATACATTGGCTACGTGGCTAAATTTGCTCGGATGATTGCCAAGGCACAAGGCATGGGCATTAGTGGTATTGAGGAATTTATTTTTACTGATCAAGAAAAGCGCGGTGAAGATAGCCGCGATATTGCATCATTTAGAATTCGGTTTGCCAGTGGGTTTCGTATTGTTGCGTTATCGAGCAGGCCTGAAAATATTCACGGCTTACAAGGCTCGGTAACTATTGACGAAGCAGCTTTGCATAAAGACGTACGCAAAGTTATTGAGTCGGCCACTGCACTATTAATATGGGGTGGTCGCTTACGGATTATCAGTACCCATCGGGGAATGAAAAATGCGTTTAATGAGCTGATTAAAGATATTAATAATGGCTTGTATGGTGATAAAGCAGGCGTTTATAAGATTACCTTTGACCAATGCGTAGCTAATGGCCTGTATGAGCGGGTTTGCTTTATGACCGGTGAAACGCCAACCGAAGAAGGAAAAAAGGCATGGTATACCAGCATTCGTAAAGCTTATGGCCCGCGTAAAGCAGCCATGCTAGAAGAGTTGGATACTATTCCGCGCGAGGGCGAAGGCGCTGCTATTCCTGGCGTATTTATTACCCGTGCAATGAAAGGTGTACGGACTATCTTCAGATTAGAGTTTGAGGATAGTTTTAAAGATTTACCCTTAGAAACCAGAACCCACGAGATTGATGCCTGGATTGAGCGCGACTTAAACCCTGAGTTGGCTAAATTACCGCCTAAATTACAGCACTTTTTTGGAATGGACTTTGCCCGCAAAGGCCATTTATCCGTCATCGTCCCAATTATCAAGCAGCAAAACTTATCTCGTTTTGTGCCCTTTGTGATTGAATTGCGCAATTGCCCTGTTTCTGCCCAACAGCAAATCCTCTGGTATTTAATCCCTAAGCTGCCGCGCTTTACAGGTGGCGCTATGGATGCCACCGGCCCTGGTCAGAACCTAGCTGAATTAACGTGGGAAAAGTTTAAAACAGTCGAACAAGTCGTATTTAGCCAGATGTGGTACCGAGATAATATGTCGGCGTTTGTACAACTTTTTGAAGATGATATGTTGGATATTCCACGTGATGCCGATCATGAATCTGACTTACGCGATCTTGACCGAATTGATGGCATTATCCGCCCACCCCATGCCGCGACTGAAGATGAAAATGGTAATGACCGCCATGCTGACTATGCCATTGGTTTAGCCCTGGCTGATTTTGCTGTCAGGGTTTGCAAGCCATCACCGATGGAATTTGAAAGCACTGGGCAAACACGTAAATCACTTCAAGCACTTGAAGACTCCGTTAATTCAGGGCGGTGGAACCAATCAAACAACACCATGCCAACTGGCAATGACTTTACGGGGTTTACCTTATGAGCTACAGCTTAAGCCGTGGTGGTATTTTATTGCCAAGTGTTCAATTTGCCGAAGATAGCAGCCGCGCTAAAGTTATCCTGGATGAAATTGCTACAACCTCAGATGGTAAAGATATTACGCT